CCAAACTCCCAGCCGATTGCTTTTCCCCAATGCGATGCAATGCTCTTGTCCAGAAAGCCTATGTCGGTCGACGCCGGCTTGCAGACGTTCCATCGATCATAAGCCCAAATTGCATCGCAGACTTCCCAGCGGCCCAATCCGACAAGTGAAGACCGCAAGAAGAACCACACCGGCTGGCCAACCGCTTGCGTACCTGAAGCGTCAAAAACAATGGTTTGGTCAGGTAGGTGGATTTCGAGAAACTGGTGGGCACCTTCGGTCCGTTCTTGCATGAAAACCGCCGAAAGCTGCTCCTCAGTGTAAGTTGCAAGAATTTCCTCGATCTCTCTGGTGGCGATCTTTTGCGCCGCGCCGTTTGCACCGACATAGATTGAAACGCTTTCGTTCAAACCGCTTCCCATGAAAGCAATCGCATCTGCAAACGTACAGCAAGTGTGAGTGCCCAAAGTGCCCTTTTGGATTTGCGCGCCAGTAATGCGCTGGAACGGAAATCCAGCCTGACCGGTGTTGGAAAACACCTCAATCGTGTGACGATTCAAAGCATATATTTCATTGCGCAGCTTAAGCAGCGACTTGATCGGGTCAGGATCGGCTTCGGATGAACCGTATTTGAGTGGATTAACAGCAAACGGGTCTGCCAGATCAGTGACCACAAGAAACTCACCGTCCGTTGTCATGTAAAACCCGTCGACCCAGACCACAGCCAAAGCCGTCCCAAGATCAGGGTCGGTCACTTGCGCCAGCGTCGTTCCATCGTAAAGATAAAGGCGTCCCCCTGAAGTGACAGCGAGATGGTCAAACCCATAAGTAAACTTGACGCGATCGCCTGATCCGACATCTCCGATCACCGTGACAGTTCCGCTATGCGAAACTTTGACAAGTTTTGTGCCCATGACGCGGTAAAGTTCGCCGCGCCAGTTTATCCCGCCACGATTTGCACCTGGCCCATCGCCAACTTTAACAATACCCTCGCCTGGGCGCAGGTATCCTTCTGAAATTCCAATGGATTTTGGGACCGGAACAAGGTTCACCGGATAGCTGGTGCGAAAATCCGGCGAACCGTCCGTAAAAATGCCATTTAGAATTGAGATTTGCATCAGCCCACTCGATACCAAGACGTCGTGGCTGCATCAAACCGCATGGTAAAGAACTCATTGGCTGCAGCCAAGGTGGTGGGCGCTCCGGTGACTGTGGTGCCCCCAGCCGATACGGTCAGCGCGGTGATGATCTGGGTGCAGTTGATGCTGCACTCCGCTTTGTCAGCTGGCGCTGATGGCAGAACGATCGTGCCTGCCGCGAAAGTGCCGGTAGGCGTCAAAATCAGCCATGTGTCGCCTGCAGCAACGGTCACGGTGAAGGCAGTGGCACTCGGCGCGGCATACTGCGTGCGCAGAACGCTAGGCAGCGACAGGACGCCTTGTAGATAGCTGGTAAGCAGGCTCAGGGATGCCTTGCGCGTGTCACCGTCATCTGTGGCCCAGACAGCCAGAAGATTGCCTGCCGATAACGTGTCGAGGGCGGATAGCTTGTTGATGCTGGTCATCAGGTCACTCCAAGTCGAGAATGTTGTCCGGGCCAACAGCCAGCGGATCAACGGGATTGTGAAGAAATGGATCGCGGCGGCTTCGGAAGTTCTTGGAACCGGCACCGGCTGGAATTGCCATGCTATCGATCTGCATGCTGATGGGCTTGGCCGACTGCGCCATCAATTGATTGTATGCGCTCTTTGCTGATGCTTTGGTGTCTGGCGAAGGCGTCTTGCCGTAACCCGGCGCAATTCGAACTGCCAAGTTCAAAGCCATTGCCTCAATGGCAAAGTCTGAGACGTTTGTATCCTGATCGAGATCGCTAGAATCTGGCGAGGACGGCAGCGGGTATCCCAAGCGAAGGCCCTTGCCATTCCATGTTGCCATCATGCTGTCGAGCCGACGAAGCGCGCCTTCAAGCTGCTGTGGCTGCAGGTCAAACACATAACCTGCGAGGCCAATTTCCTCAAAGGCCATAGCTACGATGTCGCGCTTTGTATATGCCATGATTATTCCTCACCAAGCTGAACGCGCTTGCGCCCGCGCTTTGGCTTTTCAACGACGGGATCAGCGAGGGCTGCAATCGCATCGCGGGCATTTGCATGCCACCCAGCTTGCATCGCCGCCTGAACATCGCAGTCGTCAAAAATTTGACTTTTGAAGGTGCCGTCTGGGCGGACCTTGTTGCCTGGAGACTGATAAAGCATCGTTTTCATGAAAAGCACCTCAAATGGTTATGGGGGGCGAGTTTCCACGCCCCCCAAAAGATTATGCGGTCTGGTTGAACAGCATGATGCCAGACATTTCCGGCTGCTTGTTCACCACACCAAAGAATGTATCGAGGCGATACTTCGTCACCATCGTATTGATGTCGTAGAACTTCTGCATGACCAGCTCCAGACCCTGATCTGTGGTGCCGCGCAGTAGGTCAACACCAGCATTTGCCGGCATTGCATAACGGCCTGGCAGGATTTCCAGAGCGTCCTTCTGCCAGAAGCAGTTGATGTCAGCACTGGCCACGTTCAGGATGGTGATGTCAGCATTGTCAGCCGGTGTTGCGGTGACATTCTGATACTGGGCTTCTGCATCGGTCGAGCCGCCGTTCGAGATGATCGGGGGCGAGATTACGATGGTGTTGTTGCCTTCGGTGCCACCGCCCGAAGTGATCGAAATCACCCGGAAGGTTTTTGCTTGGCCAGTGTCGCTCTTGGTAATGTGGTGAACCGAGTTGACACCCGCGATGGTGAACGCATCACCAGCGCGCAGAACAGCGCCAGCCGCCAAGGTCACGTTCAGCGACTGATAGCGGTTGTCGACGTTTGCCGTTTCACCCGTCGCTGCTGTCGAAGTCGCAGATGGGGTGTAGTACTGACCAGCACCATTGATGTCGATGTCACCGGCGGGGGTCGCGTTGCCCACGATGCGGTTGGCATAGTCCATCTTGTAGGTTTCAAAGCCAGCAACTGTGCCAACGAGCGAACGCTCATATGCAGTTGTCGGCTTGCCGGTCATCGTCTCGCGTGCTGCGAGGTCCGAGGCCATCCCGTTGTAGCTGCGCGAAGACAGCGCGAGATAGCGGTCGAACATCTGAACGCCCAGTTCGTTGAACGCAGCGTCGCACTCGGCCACGTCGGAATAACCACCTGCAGCATTCGAGCGAGCCACAACAACTGTGGACTGGTTTGCAGCCGTTGCCATGATTGCCACGTTGATGTCCGACGCCAGCTTTTGCTTTGCAGCATCGCCAAGGCGACCTTCCTGCAGCTGGTCACGCAGTTCCTTGGCGTCCAAGGCAAACGGAACGGTCTTGTTGAAACCGAGTGTTGCTGGGACGACAAGCTGCGTGAAGTCGATGAAGCTGGACGAAATGTCAGTCCGAGGCGCACCGTTGATCGAGGTCGCAATGTAGGGCTGCGGCCGCCAGATTTGATCGTTGGTACGCTCCATCATGGTGCTATCGGATTGATAGACCGTGACATTGCGAGACATTACAAGGGCGTCATCGAAGCCCTCAAGGATTGTTTCGAACGCGACGCGTTCCTCTTTAGAAAAAGCGTTAGCCATTTGGCTGCTCCATATGTTTTATGCTGATCGCTTCTGCTTCTTGTACCGGAAAAGTTTTGTAAAGTCTCCAGTCCGTTCAGCTTCTGTCCTCAGACGTTCCAGGGTGCTGTCGACCGATCCAGAGACACGGGCAGTGCCGGTGATCTTTGGGTCGGGCTTCGAGGATGCTTTTCGCTTTGTGACTTTCAATTGCGTCTCCAATTTTGCCACTGCGAAAGCGAACTTCACCGGGTCTTTGATTGAGGCGAGTTCCTTCGCACGTGTCGGGTTCTTGCCCAGCGCGTAGACCAGCAGAGCGGGGTTTTCGGCCCCCTGCAGAATCATGCCCTGTTGCATAACACTGAGAGCGTCTTGAACGACGTCCTCGGCTTCTTCGTAATCACGGACCTTCAGCGTTGTTTTTGCAGACTGATAGCTTTCCAGCTTTAGCTTCCACTCTTGCTCAACAGTTGCCTGTTCAGCGTTTCGTGCAGCCTGGGCGTCGTCGTGATCGCGCTTCCGCTCATACCATGCAGCAAGTTCCTTTTCATATCGATCAGTGTCGTAGTCGACCTTTTCAAGCGTTGGCTTTTCCCCAAGCTGCGCGACTTTGGCCGCACCCGTGGTTGTTGCAAGTCGCTCTTCCAGTTCCTTGTTACGACGTTTTTCTTCACGATACTGCTTGCGAAGATCGCGCACCCATTCAGGCGCACGCTCGATTTCATCATCTTCGGAGGGCGGCGCTTCCTCTCCAATGGACACGGCAACAAACCCATCGTCCTCTTCAGCTTCCTCAGCTTCGGCCTCGGTGTCGCTTTCCTGCTCTTCGGAGACCTCTTCGGCCTCGTCCTCAAGTTCAGCTTCCGGCTCCTCTGCCTCAACAGCATCAGTGATGTCTTCGTTGTCGATTTCCTCTGCCAATTTATTCATTAGACCCTCGTGATATTCTCACCCCAACTTTTAGCGGCGGGGCGGTTGCCGCATCTCTTGCGCGCCCTGCACGATACTTTGCAGGTCTTTGGCGGTCTTGACCGCGTTTGCGCGTTGATTGTTTTCGACTGAGGCCAAAGTGTTGACCGTCTTGGCGCGGGTTTCCTCGACCCGTGCCATTGTCAATTCTGTGTCGGCCTGGGCTTTGATTCCAAGCGCCTGCGCCTTTGCTGCCTCGGCCTGCAGATAAAGCGACTGCGGGTCTGGCTGCTGGTTTTGCATGGCTGCTGCCATTTCCTCAGCTTCATCCTCAGTGGGCTTGATAGCGCCCATCTGCACCAGCTTCTGACGGAAGAAGCCACGTACATCGGAGATGCCCTCGCCCTCCATGTTCATGATCGCCATTGCGGTGAGGACCATGCGGGTTTCTGGGTCTTGCGCCAAGGTGATC